CTCCAGAAATAAAAGAATTACCAATAACTGTTAGTGGAGAACTAGCTACAGTAGATCCAATTGCAAGTCCGTCTTTATTAACGATTGTCTGTCCAGTAGCCGCAACACCTACAAGTTCATGGCCGCCAACTTTTACTCCATCATGAACAACAGCAATATCTTTACTAGTATCAATTGTTAATTCACCTACGGCTCCTGTAAATACTGCATGTTCAGCTGTTGTCCCTCTTCTGAGTTGTACCTGCTTAGTCATAGTGCGACGTAACCCAAACTACTCTTTCTTCTGATATATTTATCATTAAATAAATTAGATTATTGTGACATAAACTCTTGATGGTTGGAATGGATTATTAATAATAGAAGAAGCTGCTCCAACAATAAAGATAGTGCCAATTCCATTATAATTTGTTTTACTAAAGGATTCAAATCCACCATAAAGAGTGAAAAGAGATCCCCCTTGAATATTATGAACAACGGTTGATTTTTCTTTAGACGTTCCAACAATAGATATGATTCCAGAACCATCTGGGGATGGAACAAATTTAATATCAGGATAAACAAGATTACCAGATAGAGAAATCAGTCCAGATCCACGATCTGCATAAACAATTCTTTGAGAGCCAATACCACTGAAATATTGAGTTCCAACTCCAACATAAGAATATTCAAATTCAACTCTAGTGGAAGCAGTTCCACCAATTTGTACAAGAATGGTATTTTCTGGTGGATTTGCAATTTTAGATTTGGAAGCTCCTGAGAGACTTAATATTGTCCCAAGTCCAACATAAGAATCAATCTCAACATCCTTAGATAGCTGCGAGATAGTTACAATTCCAGTTCCAACTTTAACTTTTGTTGATCTCAGATTTGTATATCCACCAGAAATAAAGATATTTCCAATTCCTACATAACTATCAAGACTTACTACCGATGTTATTGAAGATCCACTAATTGTGAATAATATTGTATCTTCTGGTGGATTTGCAACAAATTTGACAGTTGCATCATCCTCCCTATCACAAGTTACAGAAAGTGTAGAAGTAGATTTGATTATCTGACTATCAAAAGTAATGTTTGAATTATCAAAAGTAATTGACGTAGCATTAAGAAGTGGTGTATTACCAAATTGAACTGAAAAGTCCGTATCATTATCACAAGAGGTATAATCGTCATCAACTCTAAATCTAGGTACAAGACGAATCGTTCCTGTACCAATTTGTCTCAGAACTGGTCTAATTATAGCAGAACCATTGAGGACTATGGAACCCGAACCGTTATGAACAAAAGTTCTTATTGGGGTATCTGAAGATCCTGTAATAGTAATAATTCCAGAACCAATTTCTGTAGTTGGAATAAATGATTCAAATTTAGAACCACTAAACTTGAATAGTATGGTATTTGATACTGGAATAGTAATAGAGTCTAAACCTATTCCGGATAATGTAATAGTACCAGATCCGTTCCATGCACGTAAACGTTTTCTTTCAAAAGAATCACTTAAAGTGATTGTGCCTAAACCAACATAAGATGATGTATATTTCTCAATAATTGGAGTAGTTTGTTCATTTAAAGTTATTTTTCCACTAGTTCCAGGATTCTTCTGGTCACCATAATATCCGTAAACTTGAATTTCTCTAGTTGATGCAATACCAGATAGTGTAACAATACCAGAACTATTATAATTTCCTTTATTAAAGGATTCTTTAAGTCCATTAGAAAGTGTTATACCACCTTTTGCCTTATATGGAAGAGTAGCTCTAGTTACAGTTAAAACAGAATCGTCATTAAGTCGGATAGTTCCAATTCCAGATCCTGGATCACCAATGAGAGCATTTCTTGGGTATATTGGAGAGTAATATCTGGTTACATTTAATGTAAATATTGAGATTGTTCCTAGGCCAACATAAACATCACTTTCACTTTCTAAAGCAGTTCCAGAGATAGTAATTATGCCCTGACCTAGATAGGAATCTACTTCCTCAGTTTCAGCATTTCCTGTTAAGATTAGTGTGCCAAGGCCAACATAAGAATCAGTTTCACTTTCTAAAGCAGTTCCAGAAAGACTTATGGTTCCAGAACCAACATAGGAATCTGTTTCTTGTACATTACTTACATCACCACTTATAAAGATTGTTCCTAAACCAATATAAACATCAGTTTCACTTTCTAAAGCATTTCCAGAAAGACTTAGAGATCCAGAAGCAACATAAACATCTACTTCACTCTCTCTACTGAAATCAGATAAAGTTAAAGTACCTAGACCAACATAAGAATCAGTTTCACTTTCTAAAGCAGTTCCAGAAAGACTTATAGTTCCAGAGCCCTTATAAGAATCTGTTTCTTGTACATTACTTACATCACCACTTATAAAGATTGTTCCTAGTCCAATATAAACATCACTTTCACTTTCTAGAGCAGTTCCAGAAAGACTTAGGGATCCAAATGGAATGCCAATAACGTTTAATTCAGTTATTAAACCATAATTGTCAATTTGAGTAGTGTTACTGATTGATTCAAATATAAATCCATAATCTAGAGTTGATGGTGTATTTACAATTGATCCATAATCATCATCAAGAATTGCAAACTCATTATATGCATAAGTTCTTCGTTCAATCTTTTCACCAAATCCAAAGAGAGTTCCAGAACCAACATAATCACTAATAGAAGAATCTAGAGCAGTTCCAGAAAGACTTATAGTTCCAGAGCCCTTATAGGAATCTGTTTCTTGTACATTACTTACATCACCACTTATAAAGATTGTTCCTAGTCCAATATAAACATCACTTTCACTTTCTAGAGCAGTTCCAGAAAGGCTTAGAGATCCAAATGGAATAGAACCACCGGCAGTTCCTAGACTACCATAATTTTCTATACCATCATTAACTACAGAATTAACAGATCCACAATCAATAGTTGTTGTTGGAGAATTAATTATTAAACCAAAATCTTCTATAGGAACTGCAGGTAGATTTTGATCATATGCATAAGTTCTTCGTTCAATCTTTTCACCAAATCCAAAGAGAGTTCCAGAGCCAACATAATCACTAATAGAAGAATCTAGAGCAGTTCCAGAAAGACTTATAGTTCCAGAGCCCTTATAAGAATCTGTTTCTTTTTCTATAATAGATCCTGAAATTGCAAATAGTTGAGTATCTTCGGGTGTTTGAGCAGAGAAAGATTCAAAAGCAGTTCCAGAAAGACTTAGAGATCCAAATGGAACTGCAGTAATGTTTGATTGAGTTATTAAACCATAATCATCATCAATTTGGCCGCCGCCAACGCCAGTTATAGATCCATAATCAGTACCACCTATAGTTAATTCTGAAACTAGTCCATAATCTTCATCACTTTCTACTGAAGTCTCATTATATGCATAAGTTCTTCGTTCAACTTTTTCACCAAATCCAAAGAGAGTTCCAGAACCAACATAATCACTAATAGAAGAATCTAGAGCAGTTCCAGAAAGACTTATAGTTCCAGAGCCCTTATAAGAATCTGTTTCTTGTACATTACTTACGTTACCACTTCCAAAGATTGTTCCTAGACCAATGTAAACATCACTTTCACTCTCTAGAGCAATTCCAGATAGACTTAGAGATCCAAATGGAGTTACACCAATTGCACCTCCCAGACTACCATAATTTTCTATGCCATCATTAACTGGAGAATTAACAGAACCACAATCAATAGTTGTTGTTGGAGAATTAATTATTAAACCAAAATCTTCTATAACTGTTGCGGGTAGATTTTGATCATATACATAAGTTCTTCGTTCAACCTTTTCACCAAATCCAAAGAGAATTCCAGAGCCAACCCAAGCACTGATATATTTGAAGTTGTTGTATGTTCCAGAGAGACTTATAGTTCCGGAGCCCTTATAAGAATCTGCTTCTTGTACATTGCTTACATTGCCACTTATAAAGATTGTTGCTGTATCACCAACATAAGAATCTATTTCACTTTCTAGAGAAGTTCCAGAGAAACTTAAAGATCCAAATGGAAGAGATATAGAGGATACTACAGATTCTGAAATTAATCCATAATTTTCTGAAGGTTGAGAACCACTAATACTTGTTATTAATCCATAGTCAAAACCACCTATAGTTAACTCAGAAACTAATCCATAATCATCTATATTATTAATTATAGATTGTTTATTGTATGAATATGTTATTCTTTCAATCTTTTCACCAAAACTGAAGAGAGTTCCTGTAGTATCATCTGGACTATAAACAAATTTTTCTACAGAGGATCCATAGAAGAATAGTCTATAATTAACAGCAGTTATTGCTGATCCACTTAGAGTTATAGTACCAAAAGGAAGTACCAAACCACCAGTGGGTTCTGTTATAAATCCAAATTCTTCTACCAATCCATGAATTGTTGTAATGGATTGATAATCCTCAGTTTGTGATGTTATTTGACTTATTGATCCATAATCACTTTCAGTATTTTCAATAGAAGATTGATTATAATCATAAGATCTTCTCTCAATCTTTTCACCAAAACTGAAGAGAGTTCCTGTAGTATCATCTGGACTATAAGTTACCTTTACCTGTCCAATTGTACCAAAAGTTGATCCATAGAAATTTTTATTAATCCATTCAGTATCTGCAGATCCACCAATAGTTAATTTTCCAAATGGAGTAGCTGCAGAGGACAAATCTATCGTACTAACGAATCCAAAATCTTCTGTTAAGGTTGATGAATTTGAGACTGATCCATATTCATCAGTAAATAAAATAACATTAGATATTGAACCGTAATCTTGACCTATATTTTGAACAGAAAGTATATCATAATTATATGTTCTTCGTTCAATCTTTTCACCAAAACTGAAGAGAGTTCCTGTAGTATCATCTGGACTATAAGTTACCTTTACCTGTCCAATTGTACCAAAAAGTGGTCCATAGAAATTTTTATTAATCCACTCGGTATCTGCAGATCCACCAATAGTTAATTTTCCAAATGGAGTAGCTGCAGAGAACAAGTCTATTGTACTAACAAGTCCAAAGTCTTCTGTTAGATTTGATGAATCTAAAAGTGATCCATATTCATCAGTAAATAAAATAACATTAGATATTGAACCGTAATCATCTTCAGGGGTTTCAATAGAAGATTGACTATAATCATAAGTTCTTCGTTCAATCTTTTCACCAAAACTGAAGAGAGTTCCTGTAGTATCATCTGGACTATATGTTAAACTATATGATCCTACTGCATTGTAAGTTCTAATATCTGCAGGAACTATTAAAGAAGCAGATCCACTTAACTGCATTCCACCAAAAGGATACACTGTGGAAATGACAGATTGAGTTGTTAATCCATAGTCTAAAGTTGTACTAGATAGTTGACTAATTTGCCCATAGTCATCTAAAAATCCAACACTATTTGTGATTAACCCATAATCAAGTAAATTATTATCAGATATTGATGTTAAATTATAGTTAAATGCGCGGGTAGGGGCACTTGAAATTAAATTTTGATTTGTATTATCAAAAGTTATTGAATTATTATCAAAACTAATACTGTTTAAGCTAAAATTTTGAGTAAATGTAAAAGTAGTTACTGGAAGTGATTGAAATCCTTGAGATCCTTGAGATCCTGAATATTGATATAACGTCATTTTGTTATACCTCCTCCAGAAACATCAGGTATTACTTGTCTTTCTAAGCCATTATTAAATTCAAATATTGTGCCAAATCCAATCCAAAACAATATAAATCTAGAAAGAAGAAAAGATTTATCGTTAATTTTAATAAGATTGACAAATTCTTTAGAAATTTTCTTATGATAACTTTTAGTTTCTTTTTTAATTTTAATGGATCCAAAAGGAATTAAAGTCTCGGAACATGTTACGACATAAAAATCTTGACAGTCAAAAACTTCCGTTTGCAATTCACCATAATCAAATGAACATTGAACAGAGGAGGAAATAGATCCCATATCCTCTATTGAATACTCATTTACAGTGGATGAATTATAAACATAAATGTTCATTTTTAATAAAACAATAGATTTAATAAAAAAAAGGGGGACTGCAGTTACAATCCCCAAGAATTCAATAATATACTTATTTAAGTATCAGTCAAGAGCAATGTTGAGTGTAATCTTGATTTGGTCACCGTTGTTTTGGATGCTGTAAGGACCATTCGTGAATCTCTCAGCGTACATAATTGAACTAAAGAGAGTTGCAGTATTAAGACCAGCAACAGTATTCAAAGTTGGATTGAGTGCAGGAGTTGTAAAAAACTCATTGGCATTGGGGACTGAGAAAACAGTGTAGGTATTAGACTCTAATGTTGTATTACCTGCACCAGCTGCAATATAAAGAACATCTCCCGCTACAAGTTGGTGATCACTTCTTACCATTTTAGAATAACTAAATTCAACACTTGAGTCGGTAGCAACCTGAATATTATCAATGAGTGCTTTATCTAGATAAACAACTTTATAAGCTCGATCAATACCAATAACTTTAGTGCCAGTTTGAATTCCAAGATTACCACCCACAACCATTCCCAAAGTTAAATCATCAACACTTTGATCTGGATCAACTGTAATATAGAAGTTACCTACAACTCCAATGACTGGATCGGTGTTATTTCCTTTTGTCACTGTAGTTCCGATTCCAACAGTGGCTCCATGTATAACACCCTGAACCGCGACAGGCATATTGTTTGCACGAGTTACATAATAACCATAAACATCACCGGCATCTCCAGTAAATGTAAATGTTTGTTCAGGATAAGTAGCAGTTGTACCAGAACCTACCTGATTGATTCTCCAACGAGAACCATTGAGAAGAATACCAGTCTGAGATGAATAATTTTGATCTGCTCTATTGTTTACACAATATGGATACCCTGTAGTAGGAGCAAATCCATAGGCATTGGTATTTCCAACTCCATATGGTTCAAAATATTTAGTTACAGAAGGAACATCCGTCTCGGCTGGAGTGGTGTTACTTGTAAAAAGTTTTAAAACTAGATTTCTAGGAGACTGATCAGCAAGACTTGCAGTGTGGTTGTTCTGTGCAACCAAGTATCTGAGTGACTCAAGTTCTCCAATATTTGGAACTAATAGTGCCATTTAAACAACTCCCCAACAGGTTATAATTTTTAATAACTATCTTTATTTATAATTTTAATTTTAAAGAAACTAAGAAACGATTGATATTATTTACTGCAATAACATCAAATGTCAAAATATCCCCAGCCACTAAAGTTTTTGTCCATCCTGTTAAATTATCATCACGAATTTTTCTTTCATTTGTCATGATGATATTTGACGGATGAATATTTGAGAATGTTGGAAAATTATTATAATTTGATTTTTTAATACTCAAAGTTAAAGATCCTTGTTGATCTGATAAAATTACCAACGATTCTAAAATTCCACTTACATCTAAAGTTACAGATCCTTTATTTCCAGGAATCATTGCAATTGATCCACTATCAACAACAAAATTAATTGTTCTTGTTAAATCTGCAGTTGTTGCAAGAGCAATAATAAAGACATCATCTCCCGAATTTGGAGCGACAGTAAATATAACATTACTTGTCGAAATAACATAATCCTCAAGGGGTTCCATTACAAGATTATTTTTAACTACAATTA